TCACAATGTATTTAGTTTATCAACCATCTTTGATTGAGCATCTTGAAACCAATGTCCATAAACATTATTTACCATTTCAACGGTATGCCCTAAACGTTTTGATATGTCGAAAGGGTTAAAACCAAGGCTTATCAATAAAGACACGTGAGAGTGGCGCAAATCATGAATGCGTATTCGTTTAACCCCGGCTTCCTTTATCCATCTATCTTTTTTTATTCTAATTGAGTTTTCGTCGAGCGGTTTGTCAAAATAAAACAACAATTTATTATTATCAAAACCTATTATCTTTTTTTGATTTTGATATAAGTCTAATACCGCATTAAAGCAGTGATTTGGCATAATTACGGTTCTGTAACTGTTTTGAGTTTTTGGAGGCGTAAATTGATGCGTGTGCTTGGTGTAAGATTTATTTACTATAATTGTCTTTTTATCCATATCAATGTCACTCCACTTTAGCGCCAATGCTTCACCAATTCTTAATCCACACCAATATAAAACATCGAATAAAGCCACATATATATGTTCATCAACAACTTTAATAAATTCATTAAACTCAGATGGTTGCCAAAAATTAATCTCTTTTTTGTGTTGATCTTTGAACATGACATTTTCAAATAAATGCAATCTGTAGTCTTTTGTGTAACCGTATTTATCACCATATTTAAAAACAGCTTTTAAATACACTTGTATTTTTTTTAAAGTTGCATTACTGTAATGTTCGCCGTTTGATTGTTCTTCTTTTAATAAATTTGTTTGAAACATTTCGATCGTACGCAAAGAAATAGATTTAATTTTTAGTTCTTTCCAGTAGGGCAAGATATGCTTTTCAAATGTCTTTGTAATCTCATAATAAGATCTTTCTTTTAAAACATCTTTTTTAGAGTTAATATATAAAACATACAAATCATAAAAGGTTAAATCATTATCAATTTCTGTTTTAGCTTTTAGCAAAAAAGTATGTTCCCATTCTTTTGCTTCTTCTGCTGTAGAAAACCCTCTTTTGTGATAACGGTGCGATATGCCATTCAAGTCAACATAACTTCCTTCGCATTTGTATGTCACCTTTTTAACCATCTTATCTTTATTTTTTTTACTACGTACCATTCGTTCGTCTTTTTTTACAGCCATTGTCATACCCTCCTTTTTATGGTAAAATGGGTACAGAAAAAGTGTAGACTGAGCAAGCCACATTTTTCTATAGACACTCACCAGATGCCGCCGGTGGGTGTTTTTTTTATTTCTTCATTTTAACTAAAGATACTACTGCTAAAATAACACAAATCAAGCACCATGTTGACCATATGTACAGGTCACCAAAAGATCCAGCAAGTGTAAATCCACATAAAGCAGCGATACCATAAAGTACAATTAGTGCAATATTACCACCTTTAGAACCATTGCGAGTGACGATTGAAACTATACCGCCTGATAACATCATGATTGACACAATCAATCCAGCACTTCCACTAACCTCACCAGTTTCAGCTAAAGCATTAGATGCACCAGCTGCGCATGACTGCAAAAGGACAAACAGACACAATACAATAGATAAAATGCCTGAAACGAGTTTCCATGTTTTCATTCTTCCCCCTCCTTTCTTAAATTTATGTAAACACCTTAAAAGATGTGTTTACCTTTTACTAATAACTAAAGCTAATTTGCCAACTATTCTAAAGCATGTATTTTCTACATCAACGATAATTGGGTCATATTTTTCGTTGGCTGGCAATAACATGATTAAGCCTTGCTCGGATTTTCTAATCCTTTTACATACGGCCTCTTCATTATCGACGCAAAACGCTCCGATACTGCCGTTATCAAGCACGTTAGTTTTTTCAAATACTAACAAGTCGCCGTCATTTATTCCTGCACCTATCATACTATCACCTTTTGCGTAATTGGCAAAGTATTCTTTATTTGGTTTTAAGATAGTATCTGGCAACGAAATATATTCTATGATATCTTCATCCACAAAACCACCTGTACCACATGATAAACGTGCATATAGTGGTATTTGAATTTGGTGCTCTTTTTTTTCTGGCTTGTCAATTACTTTCTCATTTTCTTCACCTAATAGATAACTAATAGGTACGTTAAAATAATCAGCTAATATTTTCATGTTTTTGAATTTTGGTTTGCTTCTTTTTTTCTTCCAATCAGTTAAAGAAGATGTTGGTATGCCAGTATCTTTGGAGACACGATATGCTGTGATACCACGTTCATTTAACAGTTTTTCAAATATTTCATACATAGGTTACCTCACTTTTTGAAATATCTCGGAAAACATAGCTAAAACACCTTGACATAACTAGCATACGCGTGATAGTATATACACGTACCTAGTAAATCCTAGGTAACTAAGCGATATGAGATATAGATTTTTATTTGACACATAAAATATATCACATTTCCGTAATAGTTACAATAGGTTTAGTTAAAGGAGGTGAACGTTTTGTACGAAAAGTTTGAGGCTTTAATAAAAGATAGAGGTATTACACCTTATCGAGTATCCAAGGATACAGGCATACCAACATCCACATTGAGCGATTGGAAGAATGGCCGTAGCAATCCTAAAGCCGATAAGCTGAAAATCTTAGCTGATTACTTTGGCGTAGATATCAAAGATTTACTATGAAAGGAGAGTGCTTAATCATGCTAGAAAAAGCACAGTGCAGTGAAAAGACAAAAGCCTTGATAGATCACATATTAACGGTATGTGAAGAACAAGGCCTAAGTGAATCAGATGTTAAAGAAATTCCAAGTTTGTTACAGATTGAATTAAAGAAAATTCTATCTAAAAAATCAAAGACTAACGTATTTCATCGCTAGATTCAATAGCTTCTAACAATGAGCCATAGATATTTTCATATTCGCTGACAAAAGAAATAGCATGAATAGTTTCATCATTGTCAACAGTTATTGAACCGTTTTTGATTTCAGCATACATATAAAGGATTGCTAAATCGTGAGCGCGTTTTTGGTTATCTGTCACTTTAATACCCCCTTTCATAAATTCAATTTTACATCGATTAGAAAGAGGTATCAAGGCGAGCTATTGAAAGTGACAAGAAAGGAGTTGAAAACATTGAGGCAAAAGTATCGAGATGATTTAAACATCGAACGTGAAATGATATTGCATAAAATCTATCTAACTAAAACGGACATCAGAAATTTTATGCGTTGCGGGAATGACAAAGCAGTTAGATTATTTGATGAATGTAGGCAAAAATGCATTGAAGATGGCAAGAAAAACCTAGAAGGCAAAATTTACTATAAATATTTATTACAAATCACTGGAATAAATGAGAGTGATATCACACGCATGGCAAATCAAGAACGCAAAATAAAAGACACTCCGTCGTCTGGAAAACAAGTGAGTGTCTAACGTCGAACCCTTATATATAAGTTCATATAAATTATAAGGGAATCAACGGTAAAAAGCAAGGGAGTAAAGATATGAAGAATTATGCTCAAGAAAAAGAATATTTGTTAAATGTTGAATTACCTGTATTGATAACGCGCATCATTTGCTTATCGGGAGGGAATTTTTCTAACAAACAAATATTATTAAAAAACTATGATGAAATTAAAATAATTGTGGACGATTCTGCAAAAAAAGCAATAGAATCACAATTGACTTTGTATGGCGGCAGTAATAAGACTGGCGACAACAGATGAAGCTATGTTTGCTAAGGCATTTAAAGAAGTAGAACCAACTTGTTTGGCTATTTCTTTAGTTTTATTCCATGTTGTATCATTGTGGATATTTTTTAAAAATTCATGACCATATGGAGTAATGTCTAAAATAGCAGAAGAATAATTAACAGTATCAAATTGACGCGTTTCTATATAGCCATATTCATCTAATTGTTTAATACTATACAACACATCAGAGTTTTTGTATTTGGTAAGTTTATCAGGCAATTTTGATGAATAAATAGGGTTTATTAGTCCTTTATCATCCATAAGTTGATTTTCTTCTAAATACAGCAATACAGAACGTACACAATCAGGATTTAATTTCATTTTATCAACCCTTTCTTTATTACACAATCATATCACATATTTCAGAAAGGAATTGAAAAAAATGAATGAATTAAAAATCATTACATATCAGAATCAAAGAATTCTGAACACTCAACAACTGGCTGAATCTTATGACACGTCAGTTAAACGCATTTCTCAAAATTTCAACACTAACAAAGAACGTTATCAAGAAGGTAAACATTACTTCTTCCTTCAGGGCGAAGAACTATCATCATTTTTGCAATCCGCAAATTGCGGAACGCAAAATCAAAAAGTTAGATCAATGTATTTATGGACGGAAAAAGGCGCTTTCCTTCATGCCAAGTCGCTAAACACAGATAAGGCATGGGAACTATACGACAAACTTGTTGATTCTTATTTCAGAAAAACTGTAATCCCATCATTGGCAGAGCAAGCAAGAATTGCTTTAGCATTATCAAGTGAAACAGCAGGGCGTGTTGAAGAAATCAATGACGATTTACAGAATTTCAAAAAAGATATCCCTCTTTTACCAGTAGAATGTGACGATGTCCAAAAAGCAGTTAGACAGCTCGGTACTAAAATTTTAGGTGGACACGGCACACCAGCATATCGTGATGATTCACTGCGTGGTCGAGTATATGCAGATATCGGACGTGAAATTAAACATAAATTTGGCGTACGCTCATACAAAGCAATCAAACGCAAATATCTTGATGATGTTAACGAAATCATTGAGAAATATACGTGCCCTAAAGATATCTTAGAAGATATCATTGCTGCTAATAAGGTAACATCATGAAAAGATTTAAGCTATGGATACAAATCACTTACGGTTTAGCGTGGCGAATGATTATATTGCTGCTAGCTTATATAGGAGCAGTAGAGTTGTACTTTACGTTAAGGTGACATTATGCCAGCCAAAGGACCAGATGAGTATTACAGCGACGATTTGTCAGTAAATGAGCTGGCAGATATTAAAGCACTCCATGAAGAGCAAGAGTGGAGAGAAAGGAAAGAGGATGAAGACAACAGCTGAATTACTGGGTGAATTAATAGCAGTAGCATATGAATGTAAAAAACATGATATTTTTGTTGAGTATTCCCCTCATACACAGTCGGTTTGGGTGGATATTCATTTAAACAGATGGATAAATAATAAAAATGCTGATGAATCATATACCATTTATCTAACTTACGAAATGGCAAATGAAAAGTTAAAGGCGATAATCGACTATATCAAGCATTTAAGCAAGGAGAAAAACAAATGAAGATAACAAACAAATACAATCTGCCTGCACCGTTAGTTGATGCAGTTACACGCAATCACAAATATACACCTAAGCAGTACAGCGTTACGGCGTTATTAAAAGGGCCATGTCAAGCAATCTTAGAGCGTAGACATGACGATGAAATAGAGCAAGACGTATCAGATATGATTTGGTTAATATTTGGTACTGCTGTACACAGCATCTTGGAAAAATCACAGGAAGAGTTGGAAGAATTAAAAGAAAATAAATTTGTAGTCGATATGCTGAATGGCTATAAATTAAGTGGCATTTTTGACCTTTACAACGATGCAACTGGAACAGTAACGGATTACAAGACAGCAAGCGTTCAAAAGGTACTAAAAAATGATTGGGATGAGTACCGCAAGCAAACACTCATTTATTGTTGGATGTTACGACAAATTGGTTTTGATGCAAACAGAGGCGAGATTGTGGCCATGCTAAAAGACCATAGTAAAACAAAGGCTCTGCAGGGCGGTAATTATCCTCAACACCCTGTATATCGTATTGGATGGGATTTTACGGATGATGATTTTAAAGAAATTGAAGAATGGATAAAACAACGATTTGAAGAATTGAGTGATTGTGAGCAAATGGATGATGCAGATTTACCAAACTGTACACCAACAGAACGCTGGCATAAGGATGATACATATGCAATTATGAAAAAAGGTCGCAAATCGGCTGTGAAGTTATTCAAAACAGAAGGTGATGCAAAAGCATATTTTGACAATTTAATGCTTGATGACAAACATAGCATCGTAAAGCGTGAAGGTGCTGATAATCGTTGTGATAATTATTGTAACGTAAACAAATGGTGCCCTTACTACAGGAGTAAACATGCAGAGTGCAGTGATAACCAGTGTGACACTGAAACAGCTGAGTAGCGAGGTAACAAGCATGACAGAAAAAACTATATCGCTACTTGAGAAATTATCAAGTATACAGTGTGAATTAAAAGCACCAAAAAATCAGTATAACAAGTTTGGGAAATATAACTATCGTAATTGTGAGGACATCCTTGAGGCGGTTAAGCCGTTATGTAAAAAAAACAAGACAACCCTTATTATTAGTGATGAAGCTGAAATTTATGATGGATGGCATTACATAAAGGCTGTTGCTGAATTGTATGATTGGGAAAGTGACCAAACAATCAAATGCTGTGCATATGCCCGTGAAAGTGTGGCTAAAAAAGGTATGGATGAAAGTCAAATTACAGGATCCACATCGTCATATGCCCGTAAGTACGCATTAAACGGATTATTTAATATTGATGATACAAAAGATGCTGATTCAAATGAGCAAAAAGAGCAACAAAACAATAAAAATAATACAGAAGAGCAACTCAATGTATGGACATTGGAATGGTCATCGCTAAGAAAAAAAATGGATGCCATGGGAATTGATTATCGAAGTGATGCTACAGCAACTTGGCTAAAGAAACACTTTGGTATTGTATCACAAGATGCATCTACTGATTTGCAAACAATGATCAACCTTGTGAATGCGTATAAAGCTTTAATACAGGAGTATGAAAAGAAGTATGGGAAAAAGTAAACGCAGCAAAGCTTGCGACATAAGCGCTAAGGTAAGAGCAGAAGTAAGACAGAGAGATGGCGATAAATGCATATGGTGCGGTCGTCACCTCTCACATCCTCAAATATGCCACTATATATCCCGCGGAGCCGGTGGCTTAGGCATACCTCAAAATCTTGTCTGCGGATGCGTAACATGCCATCAGCAAGCTGACCAAGGTCAACATACAGATAGGTATAAATTAGCCATGAGAGAGCATTTAAAACGTCATTATCCTGATTGGGATGAAACCAAGTTGAGGTATCGTAAAGATGGCTAAGACAAAGATAGTTGCTAATTATCTACGCAAAGCAATCAATGAGGATGGAAACCTTGAAGTAACATTTGAAGTATCAAATTATCATTACAAACGATACTGTCAAGACTTACAAAAAAAGCCTTATACATTAGAGATTGCTGAGGTTAAAAACAAACGCAGCATTAATCAAAATAATTATTTGTGGGCGCTGATCCATGAGATAACGCAGCACCCAAACGCATCCTCAGATGATGACTGGGATATGTACTGCATATTGTTATCGCAGGCAGGTGCCAAGTTTGAATACATTACATGCCTTGCAGAAGCGCTAGAAACGCTCAAACAAGAAGTCAGAGCATTACAGGTACTCGGTTATGAAAACCGCGAGAACGGTACTAGATGGGCACGGTGTAAAGTGTTTATAGGGTCCAGCAAAATGAACAAAGAAGAGATGGGGAAGCTCATTGATAAAACGTTATGGTATGCTGAACAACTTGGCATAGACACGGTTTATTATCGTGACATGTTAGTATGATAAACTACCCAGACGGACGTAAGTATACCTCTGCGCAAACACCTCCCATAAAGCCTAAAAAGAACAAATATGGAGCGGTTAAAACAGAGATAAATTGGATAAAGTTAGGAGATTGATATGGTAAAGGCAAAATGCGATTATTGCGGAAAAGAATATAATACATACCCATGTTATTTAAAACGACGTAAAAATCATTATTGTAGCAAGAACTGTGAGGCAGAATCAAAAAAATATAACAATACAATCAAGAAGTGGAAAGGTGGGCATTTATCTCCGGAAGGTTATAAATACATAAGGGTCAATGGACGTGACATGGAAGAGCATAGACTTGTTATGATGCGCCATTTAGGTAGAAAATTAGAAACTTATGAACATGTGCACCATATAAACGGAATAAAGGATGATAACAGGCTAGAGAATTTGCAATTAACAACCAGATATGAACACCCTAGTTTACATGCAGAACATAAGAAAATCATATGTAAAAGATGCGGTAAAGAAACAACTCATCATGCGCGTGGATTGTGTCACACATGCTACCATTATGAATTGATACATGGTAATTTATATGAATACGATTTATCTGATTAACTCCCGTATACCGGTTGAAAAAGCGAATGATGGAAGAAAAATATGGGATTGAGATAAAGGAAACATAAAAACGAGGTGGTAAATTGGCAGAAAGACGAATGTTCTCATCACAAATCATAGATAGTGATGCTTTTCAAGATATGCCATTATCAGCGCAAGCTTTATATTTCCATTTAGGAATGAAAGCTGATGATGACGGTTTTCTTGGAAATCCAAAAAGAGTACAAAAAATGATAGGGGCTTCAGAAGATGATATGAAGCTCCTACTTATAAAAAAATTCATCTATTTATTTGATACTGGAATATGTGTGATTAAGCATTGGAAAATGCATAACTACATTCAAAAAGATAGATATAAGCCTACTGCATATGAGCATGAAAAAGATATGCTTGAAATCAAGAAAAACAAGGCATATACCGTTAGAAATGAAGGTTGTATACAGAATGGATACATATTGGATACAAATTGTACACCTAGGTTAGGTAAGGTTAGGTTAGGTAAGGTTAGTGAAGATATATTGTCTGAAACAGATGTTTCCGACGACGTACCTACTGGTAAAGAGGACATCAAAGATAATATACCGTACAAAGAAATCATTGATTATTTGAACGAGAAAGCAGGAACTCAGTATCGCTATAAATCTAAAAAAACAAAAGAGAAGATTAAAGCGAGGTACAACGAAGGTTTCGCAATCGACGACTTCAAAAAGGTAATTGATATCAAATGTGATGAATGGCTTTCGGATCCTAAAATGTGTAAGTACATAAGACCAGAAACATTGTTCGGTAATAAATTTGAAAGTTATTTAAATAAGCCTACACCTACGAAAACTAATAAACAACTTCCTGAATGGTACGAAAACCAAGATGTTATTGAGACAACAAGTCAACAAGTAGATGATGATGAAATCAAAGCTATGATGGAGAAACTGAAAGGAGAGCAGCAATGAAGCAAAAAACATACGAGACCATGTGTAAGCGCATGAAAGCACAAGGTATCACATTAAGCAGTTTAACAAAAGAAGTGAACAAGACAGCACATGTATGCGAACAGGAAATGATCAATTATATGCTTGTACCAGAAGAAATGCCGGATGAGGTCGAAGAAGCGTTAAAAGATATATTTATGCTGCATGGTATTGAACAAAAAAAATGTGCAAATGTGCATGGAAGATTATGAGGTAGCATAGTATGAAATTTATAGGATCAATGTTTAAGAATGCCATGACTACAAATCACATAGAGGTTAAAAATGGTGTGGTTACAATACACAACACAGAAAATGACTATGGTTTTATTACTATGTTCAATATCGATGAAAAAAACGATGAAATGACATTTACGCTAAGCAAAAAGGATTATCACACATTATCTATGTTTGTATCTTTTGATTTAACAACAAAAGAAAATAAGATCTTTGTCACAATGCCAAAAAGCAAAATAACCTTAGCTGATATGACAGATGCATGTATTCCTGATACAAGTTTGGGTGATAACACAATACAAATTAGCGTTAACTCAAATGACTTTGAACCGGGGCAAAAATTTGTTGGCAATGATCAAACAAGAGTACAGCTTAATGGTGTTAACATAACGCCTACAGGATATCTCATAACAGATTCCAAGTGCATTTATATACACAAGGCCGATACTGGTATCAAAAATACTATTTGTGTGCCTAAAGAAGCATTCAAATATATCAAAGATACTAATACATGCATGACCGATGGGAAAAGAGCAGCATTTGTAAACAACGAAGGGCAATTGTTTTATACATCATTGATGGTAGTTGCAATGGATATGCCGCAACTTAACATCAATCAAGTATGCGCTATTACTGTCAACAAAAAGCATTTGTTAGAAACACTTAAGATGCTGCGAGGATACACTGATGAGTTACAAATTTTAAATGATAATGAACTCCGAGCTAAAACATCATCAGAAACAAATGAGTTTGATATTACATTAGATGGCAAATTAGTGAAAGGTAGCAAGCTTAACGTTAAAGTGTATATCGACGATGTAATTAAAATCATTGAATTAGAAAACGAAGATCAAGTATTGTTAAGTTTTAACAACAGAATGCTGATATATCAAAAAGATGATACCACAGCAGCATGTGCATACCTTAATCAGCCAAACAGGGAGGTAGAATAATGGACTTAATGAGTATGTTAAAACCTGCTGATGTAGAAGAAAAGCAGGAAAAACCTAAAAAAGAAGCAAAACCAAAAGCAGCCAAAACAGACAAGAAAGAAGCAAAAGTAAAGGAAAAGAAATATAAATTTCCTTTCGGAATGTTCTTTAACCACAGTGAGCAGGATGTAACACATGTGTTTCAAGATGATAAAGAATATACAGCAGATGAAATATCAAAAGAAATGTTGCGTCATGGGTTTTATGATTTCTCCGGATCAGTATCATATGATTACATTCAAGACGACAACATGTTGGTAGTGTCTTTTCAAAAACACGCTAAAGGTTAAAGTATGAAATACGTGTTTATTGTTGTGGGGGTCGGCGGTACCGGCTCCCTGGTGGCTAGGGATTTACCAAAGCTACTCATGCACACAGGCAGTGAAATGGTCTTAATTGACGGCGATATCGTAGAAAAAAAGAACATGGTACGTCAAGCGTACCAACAGCACGATATCGGAGAAAATAAGGCAAACGCATTAGCAAAGAAAATCAATACGTTTTATGGAAACATTTGTGAATCAATTGATCATTACATAACGAAAGATGAAATCCTAGAACTTCTTAAAAAGTATGAGAATTATACACCTGTGCTTATCGGTTGCGTTGACAATAACAAGACGCGCATCTTATTAGAAAAAACATTCAAGCAGTTAGATGAATGTGTGTATATTGATTCAGCAAATAGTGAGTATGAAGGTGATGTGTATGTGGTGGTAAAGGATGGCCAAAAAATCGTCGGTAAATTACGCGGTGATGCCTATAAGTTTGATTTAGACAAGCATCCAACAGAAAAGAGCTGCGAAGCACAAGCTGCAGCCGGAAATATTCAGTATATGGTCACAAACCTAAAGATGGCCAACGTGGTAATAGAGCACATCAGTGCTTTGCTACACGGCGAGATAAAGGTAGGTGTTAGCGTTGTTAAGCGATTTGAAACATTACATATCATTCCCCAAAATTGACTTGGAGCGAGATACATATGGTTGGTACGTAAAACAATTATGTGAGCACTGTAAAGACCAAGGGTCGGTTGACAATTTGCTTGATGGGATACGACATGCCAGAAACAACGGATTTCAAAATGATGAATTTTATCTATTTAGTGGATTAATTAATGACTATCACGCAAGAGATGCACTTAATTACAATGAAAATGCGATGCTTAAGGTGTTAATACATTGTTTTTCTAAAGACGCAATAATAGAAGTTAACGACGCTCCTTTTGAATATCAATTTATGGAATATACAAATACAGGCCGTAGGTTAAGAGGACTAAAACCAAATATTTTATCAGAGTATTTGGAAAGTTGGAAAGAATTTAGCGAGATCACAGACGGTGATTATTTAGGCAAAGGAAATTTATTATCAGATAAAGAAATTTTGAATGCTTTTGAAGATGGAGAACTAGGAACTATGTATGAGGATGTATATATGTCAAGTTGCATCGTAGTGGTCGATGAAAATGACGAAGGTATAAAAAATCTTGATCAGTTGTTAAATATGCTTGATTTTTCCGAAGTGTCGCCAGGATTGTACTATTATGGATTGATTGATTATAGTGGAGGAACATATGATGAAGATAGTCTTAATGATCTAGAAATTAAAGAAATAATGATGATGCTTGGTAATAAAGAAAGGAAAATCAACGAAGATGACATTTTCATCTATTTAAACAATGAAATCAACAATTACAAAGCTTTGGAACTATTAGACAAATTAAATATATGTATATCGACAAGAGAGGTTATGTTCTGATGGAAATTATTTTTAGAATATCTGATCAAGTAGAGGATGCAGAAATGCTTGTTAGTGATAAGCAAAAAAACTATTTTAAAGCAGTAAGCATAAAGCAACTCATTGATAGTTTAAGCTCAATGCTTGGGCAAGATGCTAATATTGATTATAAAAAAGATCTAATCGTATCAGATAATGATTTGATAGCTGTATCGTCTAATTGCATTGTGACCAAACAGCATGAGCATAAGCGCATTGTTACATATGCAGGTAAAGCGTATAAAATCAATTTTCCAAATAGTATCTATTTGATATGTCATCATGCTGGACAAATCAAACAATTAGAAGCCTATTGTTTTAAAGAATATGATGGTATGAATACGAAGCTATATAGATATGCGATGCCTAATATGTTTAGTAATAACACAATATGCATGGGCACTGCAAACAAAGCAATTGATGTGAAGAAATATAAAGACGCATTAGAAGAAATTCTTTGTACGCAGTACACGCACGCAAGGCCGGATAATATTAAGAAATTCAAATCTACATCAGAATATTTCGATTATTTGAAGGATAATGATTTTCCTTATAATTTACTTTATTCAACTGGGAAAACACTAAAAGATGTTATGTAAGCAACGCAACCTATTGAGGTTTCGTTGTAGGATTGCAACCAATATAGGTTGCGTTATAAGAAAGTGAAGTGTAAAAAATGAAACATATATTAGATGTATGTTGTGGCAGCAAAATGTTCTATTTCAATAAAAATAATCCTCTTGTGCATTTCAACGATATCAGAAAGTTAGAGGAACCACTTTGTGATGGAAGGATGCTCAAAATAGAGCCAAATACTCAATGGGATTTTAGACATCTTCCTGTGTCTGATAATACATACGATATGGTAGTATTTGACCCGCCACATCTAGTTAAGGTTGGCGATAAATCATGGTTAGCTAAAAAGTACGGAAAATTACCTACTGATTGGCAAACCTACTTAAAAAAAGGATTTGACGAATGTATGAGAGTATTGAAACCTTATGGAACATTGGTATTTAAATGGAACGAAACCGATATAAAGCAAAAAGAATTATTTGATGCAATAGGTCAAATTCCTATATTTGGTGACAGAGGTAAAGGAAATAAGACATATTGGTTTGTATTTATGAAAGAGAGTGAATAAAAATGAATATTCAAATAAATTGCAAAGATGATGTGACAGAAAATGAATTGCGATATATCTATCATAATTTAGAAAGTATTATCAGCAAATATAAAAATAGCTGGGAGTATAGATCAAACGACAAACCTAAAAAGCATTCATGGCAAAAACCTTTTCAATGGAAATACGAATTAAGTGGTATGGGCGGTATTGGTGCTAGAGTTGGACGCGGATTGGTAGTTACTGGAAGTAAAGACACATTGTATTTTAAATTTAAAGAATTAAACAAAGAAGAACAATGTGGTGTGTGGATATGAGTTCGAGAAAATTAGTAAAGACGAAGCAATGAAAGAGAGTGATGAAGAATGAAAATACATGATTTAAAAATTGAACCTAAACATATGAAAAAGAAAATTATTGGTATCAAACCTTGGGAAATCAGAAAAAATGATCGTGAATTTGAAGTTGGAGATCTGTTGCGATTAAGAGAATGGTGTGATGACAAATATACCGGTGTAGAAATATTACAGACAGTTGATGATGTATTTGCTGATGATACTTATTTACAGCCTGGATATGTGATGTTGTCTGGAAGGTGTTTTAATAAAAACTTAAGAAAGGAATACAAAATATGATCAATCGTGTCATTTTAGTCGGCCGCATGACGAAAGATCCTGTATTACGCAAAACACAATCAGGTGCCAGTGTTACATCCTTTACAGTAGCATGTGATCGCAGAGTGAAAGCAGAAGGACAGCCTACAGCTGATTTTATCAACTGTGTATGTTGGAATAAAGTTGCAGACAACACAGCACAGTACACGCACAAAGGCAGCTTAGTTGGTGTAGAAGGAAGGATACAGACACGCAGCTTTGACGACCAAAGCGGCAAACGAGTATATGTAACGGAAGTGGTTGCGGATGCAGTACAGTTCTTAGAACCTAAAGGAACGAACGGAACAGCTGCTAATACACCAAGTTATGATGCAGGTAATCAAGGCACTGAACATGATGCCAATGAAAGTGATTTTAGATTGCAAGAGGATGATTTACCATTTTAAAGGAGGAAAAGATGAAAATGAAAATAATACAGGTTACAGATGAAGCTATAGTGTTTAGCAATGGCAATAAAATTACATATGATCACGTACAAGAATGTTGTGAATACAACTTTGCTGATTTTAATTCTTTAGAGGATACGCTTGCGATGGAAACTGAATTTGACGAGAACCTTGTATTTGAGGTAGTAAAAGGTTCTGATGATTACAATAAAGGTTCAGGATTCAGATTCGGTAATCCAAATAACATGTTTTTTTGTTCCATGTTATTCGGAACAGAATGGATGTTACACTACCGATATTAAGATTTATTATACTAATACTAAAGAGGTATTGAATTTGATGTGCGAAGAAAGGATATATTAGCACAAAGGAGATAGATACAAGGTGAAAAAATATCAAGAAGCATTAGATTGGGGTGAAGAAAATGAATAAATTAGGAACGGCCTGTATGCCATTGGTGAAGAATATTCCAAAGCCTTCGAACAAGCAATGGGTAAAGACAATATGCCCGGTGTGCGGCCATGAATGTTGGGAAACTCCTCAATTAAGATGGGCGAAAAAAGCAGGTATGGTAGATAAAGCTGCATGCACAGAGTGTGCTATTAGCGGAAAGGGAGAAATAAATGAATAAATATCAAGAAGCATTAGATGGTTTAAAAGAAAATATTGAAAATATCACGGGCACGCGAATAGAAACTGATGAAGATTTTTATGGATGGATTGATACCTTGCAAGAATTAGTTGATAAGGAAACACCTAAAAAATACTAGCTAAACACTACGAAAAGGAAGGAGAAAAACCATATATCAAATATGTTTGCCCTAATTGTCGTGATATACAATTATCAAGAGTAACGGAAAAGAACCACCCATATGAAAACATTTGTTGTAACAGATGTGGGCAAGCCATAGATTGGAGTGATGAAGATGAATAAAGAAGAATTATTAAAATCGGTAAATAACTTACAGAATGAATACGATGCTTTTCTCATGATGAACAGATACTCGTGGGGAAATAAAAATTCTCATGCTAAAGAATTTGAAATGTTGTCTAAATTAAAAGATACTAAGGTTAAAAATGCTTTAGCGTGGATACACGATTGTTATGATTGTTATTATAAAGATGAAATCGCAAAAGATAAGGACAATCCATTTAATTATTTAAGAGAGGTAATAGAAAATGAAAAATGATTGGATATTCTTATTTATAATCATTTTACTTGATCTGCCTTTTATATTACTTGCATTTCTTATAAAAGATCGAGAAGATAGAGAAAAAAACAAAAGATAAAGGTGGTAATAAAATGATAGGATATATATTATGCGTACTGCTAGGTTTGATTGTTGGTGCGGTCATAATGGGGTGTGCAAAAGGCGGTAATAAAGAAGAGCCTTTAGATTATGAATATTGGAAGAAGGTAGGAAATGAAATCACAAACCACAATAAAAATTACCAAAAAGGATTATGAAAAGGCTATAGACGATGTTTTAGAAAAATGTATAAATGATGAACTATACAAAGACATCGGTGTGCTAACCATAAAATTAAGTATTGGAGTGGAGTTTGCTAAAAAAATAGAGGATGAATTATTTAAGAAAAAAAAGAAAGAAGGTCAATAATATGGGCATTACCATTTTTATACTTGGAAAGAGTGGCACAGGAAATGAAAAAGAATTTTAAAAAAATGCAAGAAAATCAATACTTTGAAGTTGTTGGATTGATTGGTATGTACAAGGCTGATCATAGCAATCGTCAAGTAAAAGCGTACAGAATAACAAGCGCTGGAAGAATAATTTATGATGGCGTTGTGAAAGGGCTTTACGATAACTTGGAAAAGGGGCTGTGGAAGATTAAATGAACTGGAGAGAAGAATATCCGCCATTAATTGATGTAGATGAAAACTTGAAAGACTATGTAAAGGGAGAGCTGAAGAGTTATTATTTATATTTGTATAAATGGCATGAACTAGAAAAAGAGTGTATGTCATTAGTATGCTCAACTGGCGGAAGCATCATACAAATGCCTGATGGATGGTCAGATGGAAAAAGCCCTCAACAACGTTATTCTGATAAACTTTTTGAATTAGAAGAAATGCAAAAAAAATTTGAACAAAAGCTTGATAAAATAGATAGATTAATCAGTGTGTTAAATGGTAAATATTATGATGTAACAAAAGAATATGTCATGAAACGTCGGTGCAAAAACGCTAAACAAGTGGGAAACGAATTGAAAATAGAAGAAGATACTGTAAAAAAGTATGCGGAACGAGCTATTAGTCAAATTTGCTCTAGAAATAGCAATATTTTGTGA